AGCTCAGCGAGCTCAGCGAGCTCAGCGAGCTCCTCATCACTTAGCGCTTGAAAGTCCTTTGGGGTGCCGAAGATTAAGCCGTATAGAAATCCATAAAAGAGCGCAAGGGGATACACAGATAGAACAGAAGCAGTAAGCCACCACTTGTTCCAGTCAAAGAGAAACACGCAGCATACGAAGACAGTCACCGTCAGAATTGCCGCTTTGATGCATTGGCGAGCTGCGTGTTCAGTATCCATTACTTTGTCCTTGTAACTGTTACAATTGTACGTCCATCTTCAGACGCAAACTGTGTGTTCAGGGTTCCACCCACTGGGAGCTTCAAAATCGTCCTGATCTCAGCTTGAGATAGCGCCTTGTTCTTGGCGATGGTCTTGTGCGTAAATTGTTGAGTGCGAGAGTGACGCCCCAACTTGAAGACGACTGTAAGGGTCTTCTTCTTTTCATTCTCAAGAAGCTCAGTTACTTTCATATTGCACCAATCAAAAACGGGACTAGGTATTTAGCCTAGTCCCGTTTGTGAGGTCACGACTGTCAGTGCGTGTTCATGAGCTCGCTTAGAACCTGATGAGCCCTGGAGCTTTCAGGAATAAACTGAGCGAGGTACTCAGCCTGAACTGGAAGGATCTTGCGACCCCTCAGGATTAAATGCTCTGCACGATTTGGCGTGTACGGCACAAACAGGAGTTCCATGCCTGCTTCTTGCAGAGTCTTGTCATCCTTCTTGAGGTTGTCATGCTCGCAGGCGGTGATGACATTCGTCCAGACATCCAGACCACCGCGGCTGACTGGCATGATGTGGTCACGAGTCAACTTGGATTCGTGGAAGATCTTGCCGCAGTAGCCGCAAGTCCAACGGTCACGCGCGAAGAGTTCGCGGTTCGAGAGTATTGGAACACGGTTTGCACGCTTGCCAGATCCACGCTCGCCCTTGACCGCGATGATTGGAGCTGTCACAATACGCGATTGCAGGCCCGTCATGCGGTTTTCACCGCCACGGAACGCGAGGTGATCAATGTCGCCGATCTGCCACGCAACCAGGCCCTTCGCATGGTACGTGATAGCATCTTCGGCGGAAATCCAATCGAACGGCTGACCCTGCTGGTCGAGCTTCAAGATCTGATGTCTGTGCATGTTTTCTTCTCCTTACTTCAAAATGTCCTCAAGCATCTCGACAAACTGTACGTGATCCTTGCGACCTTTTTCGCGAAAATTCTCCAATGTCATCCAAGTGGTAAACTCTGTTTCGTCACACCACTTTCCAAAATTCCAACGCTCTTTGATTGGAACCGCATAAACTGTAAGTTGATACGCTCCCGACCTAAGAACCACTCTTTGATCAGCAATCTGAAAAGGAACTCCGGACATGTTCTCTTGCACTAATCCAAGTTCTTCTTCAGCTTCACGGATAGCGCACTCGAGAGTACTTTCACCGTCTTCGATCTTGCCCTTGCTGATCATAGGGCGTGGTCCACCAAACTTTGGATTCGAGCTCACCATCATGAGATAGTGTAGTACACCTTCTTCGTCGCGAAGATAGGGGATAAGCCCAGCTCGAGGCCTCTTTTCGTAGAGTTCTTCGTCTAGTGTTTCCATTATTGAATTCTAATGCGAAAATGGGAGCCATGTCTTAGAACACGCTCCCATTTCCAGGTTGGATGATTCGTCGTTCAGATTCTACGATCACCAATGGTATCCACGCGTGTTTTGCGGGATTCAGAATTTGTTACGCGCTGGCAGTACTCCAGGCGACCGAGTAGGAAGCCTGTCGTGAACACAGTGAATGCGAGCGCGCTCACGATTTTCGTGATTACTTGAACATGCCGAGGACCATGTCCTTAACCTTCACCAGCACAGGCATGATGAAAGGACCAAAGACAACGCCAACCACGACGCCAACGACGAAATCAAACATGAGAGTCTCCTTGTGAGTGACCGCGGACTGCCCGCATAGTATTTACGTACGGCGGCCGATCGACCTAGTGGATCGTCTGGATACCAAAATGGGGCCGTGAAAGCCCCATTAAGAAAACACATCCGGTCTTTACCGGGTCACCTTAGATCACTTGTTCTTTGCCCATTCATAGATTTGAATAGACAGCCAAATGATAGACAAAGCTGCCGAGATGGGTGGGAGCCACTGCATGAGCGCTGCCGCGGTTACCGAAACCGCTCCCAAATCTGCTACAATCTTTGCTACATGGGTAAACCCGTCGTTGTGATGACTCATGATGTTTTGTCCGCTGACTGTTTAAGATCTAAGCTATTTAGCGCCTAGATCCCGAAAGTCAGAGAAAACGGACAAGTCACCCTAGGTGCACGAGAAATACAGGCATTAGGTGACAAATAGTGTGAGCCACTCAGTACGATCGTTTTGCCATGATGGCAATCACACGTTCGATGTGTTCGAGTTGGAAGCCGGTGCGCTGGCTCAGCATCGAGACGAAGAAGATGTAGCGTTCATCACCCGAATTCTTCGCCATCATGACAGTCCGAGCCATCGACTTCAGCTGCGTCACGGTGTACTTGGATTTGTTCATTGCAGTCTCCAGAAAGAACCCAAGGCGAAACATCCGCTGCCCACAGTATTCGTCCCCTGCATGACCGGGTATTCAAAGGCTTTCGCCAGTCGAACAAAACGGAAGATGTTTCGCCTTGGGTTCTCATCTGCGGTCAAAGCCGCAGATGAGAGGGTTGCGGCATCTGCAGTCCTTACTGCAGGTGAATCGAGAAGGGGGTGGCGCCGTCGTCCTTCGACAGGATCGCAGCAGCCAGCTTCTCACGCAGGGTTTCCAGCTTCAGCTGGCGCAGCTGCGAGGGAGAGCCCAGCTTCAGGTGAGCGGCATGCTGCACCATCTTTTCATGGTCCTTGCAGAACTCGCCGATCACTGCGTTCATGTACGGAGCGCCGAAGAACATGCGCTTGCGGTTGGCCATCAGGACCTTGGCCGGCAGGCGGACCTTCTTCTCGGCGGTGACCTTCGCGGTCTTGGCGGTCTTGGCGACAGCCTTGGTCTTGGCAGTCTTGGCAGCAACGGTGGCTTGAGTTGCGGACATGATGTTTTCCTCTCATCGGAAGGTTGGGGGTTCAACTTATCGCCGCGGTTTGTTTGGCGACAGTTGAATCTTAACAACCTCTCGAGGAATGTACACAACTAAAGTGTAACGGTTTTCAAGTCACCGACAAGATGTTACGACTTAGATGCCGTGCTTTTCAAGCACACGCGCGATGTCCTCCGCATACTCCTCTGCTTTACTCCACATAGAAAAGCGACCAAGTTTGATCTCGTCATGTTCAGTTTCAATGACGGTGACAGGTTTCTTAGCGCTTCCATCGTCTTTCCACGAGTGAATAATCGTGAATGTCACATCCCCTTCGAATGATGCTTCACGACCGATTGCTTCATTGCGCTTGTCATAAACCATCTTAGACGATTTAAGAATGATCTCTTCTTGACGAAGCTTGGACAGGGCATATGCAAAATCGCCCCAATACATTTCGGCTTCACTATCTTCTTCTACCGACTCGAACATAGCGGACTTCTTGAAGAAGCCTTCAACCGGTTCCCATTTCTCTTCCTTGAGAGAAACAGCCTTGAGCTTGTACTTGCGACGGAATGCATCGAGTTTCGCGTCGTATTCACGACCCCAGGAGAACATCTCTTTGACGAATGCTTTGGCCTTTGCAACCCAACCCCTGACGGTGTCAGCAATGCCTTCCTCAAGCTTCGGTGTGTACTTCAACGCAGATGGCGTGTCTTTTGGCGGAACCAGCTCGGTGTATTGCTCAAGGATGGCCTTCGCCTTTTCCTCGAGCTCAGGCACAAGGCGCGCAAGGGCCGCATAGGCGCTCTCATAATCCACCTTCTTAGTAGCTTCCTTTTCCGAAGCTGGGGTAGCCTTTGTCAACATCACTGAGTACGAAACCGTCTCAATGACACGAGTAGCCAGAGCATCCTCTGCGTCGAAGATACGATCAGCAACGTCCTTAACCTGACGGTTAACCTCGTTGCGCCGCTCTTCCATCAACTTCCACTGGCGATCGAGACGCTTGTAGCGTGTCATCAGACGTGACATCGCACCAGAATCGCTGCCTTCAAGTTCAAGGATGACCTTGTTCAGCGCGCCCTTAACGCGCTTCTCGGTGTACTTCCAGTCTTTGTTGCGCTCTTCAACGAGCAGTTCTGAAACCTTCACAGGTGTCTCCATATTCCTGATCTGGTATTTAGCCAGACCGGCACAGGAGATTCAAACCGGCTCTTGGCGCAAAATCCTATGCACGTACAGCTTCAGGATTTCCTTTAGATGTTCCGGACACTCGATGATGTACTTCTTGAAGAACGCGTCACTTGTCCCGGCTTTGTGAATGCTTTCGCAAAACAGGCCCTTGAAGAACGAGTAGCTGATGGTGTACGTGTTCGACGGGAACGCGATGCGGATCGTGCTTTTCCAGTCCTCTTGTTCAAGGTGAAGCTCCTCACGAAGCTTCAAACCCTTTTCATGTCCGACGAACGTGAAATCCTGGGGAAGGATTTCTTCAAGCTCAATCGTCATATGAAGTTGTTCATCCATGAACTTTGCCACGAACCTCGCGTGATCGTGACGTGCGTTTTCCTCGATGTCGCCATGCTCAATGGCGTAGTACTCACGAAGGCGACTCAACCAGAACTTCTTCTCTTCGTCATCAGTCCTCGCAACCTCATCAACGAGGTCACGAATAGCAAAGCGCAAAAAGCGCTCAGGAATGAGAGTCATTCGAACTCCTTTGGAACGTCAACCTCAACCCAAAGAACCACAGATCGATACGGGCGAAGAAACGCCCGTTGTTCAGGCCGAAGCCTGCCCTCAACATGCGGTTCGGCTGGTCAAGGTTGATCTTTGTTAGGGTCATACGAATTTCTTCACGACCTCAGGATCGATCTTGTTGCCAACGGCAACCACCACTTTTTTCGAGCTCAGAATTTTCTTGATCGCTTTTTTCACCTGAGCTGGAGTTACTTCACGAATTTTCTGAAGCTCGTGCTCGACATTGAACTCGTTCCCTTCGAATAGTTCGCTGACCGTGTTCAGGAGCAGATTGAATGGTTTCTCGGTGATGCCAGCCAGATGAACACAGATCGAGTTCTTGGCGCGCTCCATGTCAATTGGTTTGACCTTCTCCGCAGCGCTCTCGAACACCTCGTGAACGGTCGTGAGTAGCTCATCAATCTTGTCAGCCGAAGTGCCTGCGGACACCGTGACGACGCCGGACGTGTGTCGACTATCAGCATGGGCGCCAACAGAATACACGAGTCCTCGCTTCTCGCGCACTTCATCAAACAGAGGTGAACTCATGCCGTCACCGATTGCAGCCGCTGCAACCTCATACGCGTAGTGCATTGGATCGCTTTGACCAACACCTTCAAATGTCAGCGAGACTGAGCACTGTTCGACTGACTTCTTTTTGACTGCGAAGCCAGATTCGAACGTTGGAACTTTGCGTGGGGTTCCTGTTCCAGATGGAACCTTCTTGAAGGCTTCAAACACCGCGCTCACGACAGCATCTTCATCAAAATTGCCTGCAATTCCGACGATCACGTTTGAGCCCACGTAGTGCTTTGCAACGTAGTCCAAGAAGTCTTGACGCTGGAAAGCCTTGATGTTCTTTGGCTCGCCAATGATCTTGCGGCCAAAGGCTTGATTCGGGTAGGCGATCTCGTGCGTCAGATCATGCGCAACATATCCTGGCTTGTCCGCGTACATGCGGTACTCTTGCAGAATAACTTCACGTTCCTTCTCGATCTCTTCGGCCGGGAAAGTGCTATTGCAGAAGATGTCACCAAGGATGTCTACAAAAATCGGCGCATGCGCCGACAGCCCCTTGATGAAGTATGCAGTCATGTCACGATCGGTGAATGCGTTCATCTCTGCACCGAGTCGTTCAGCATCGGAGCTGATCTTATTGTATGAACGGCGCTTGGTACCCTTGAAGGCCATGTGTTCAAGGAAGTGACTGATGCCATTTTCGTACGAGGTTTCGTTTGCGGAACCGACGTTGACGAAAACGCCCACAGAAACGGTTTGTGTATTTTGGTTGTGGATTGTCAGCACGCGCACGCCGTTTTCCATCGTGAGAAGCATGGATTAGTCCTTTGGAATGTAGTTTAGGATTGCGAGAAATTTTCTCTCTTCGCGAGCGATCGCATCCTTCATTGCAGCTTCGGCATCTTCTCTGGTTACGCGCTTGCAATAGCTTGCATCACAACTAGAGGTGAGGCGTTTTGAGGGCGTCCCATCGCCCTTCAAAACTTTGACGTAGTGAAAAAGCGGAGTGTGCTCATATTCAGGATGGGAGCGTGCGACAATGTCTGGATTTGCCATGACCGGACGCTCACGAAACTCGATACGAGTCAAAATGTGATACCCGTCATTGTATGTGGTGATGAGTTCACCAACCGTAATAGTCTCATCCCAGCGTGAGATGAGGCCGTCGCTGTATTCTATGAAAGCCATAGAAGCATTGTAAGTTGAGACCTTAGGCGCATAGGTTTGGTCTCTGGTTCTGTCTCCCGACAGAAAATGGAACGTCCAAGCAGGATCGAACTGCTGACCTTCACCTTCGGAGGATGATGCTCTTCCAACTGAGCTATGGACGTATTGTTGGTACCCAGTGGCGGAGTCGAACCGCCGTCTAAATAGACTGATTTTACACGGAGGTTCGAATGAAAACTTGCCCCAAGTGCGGTGCGCTGCACGATAAACACGGAACATTTTGCAGCAGATCATGCGCAAATGGACGAATCCATTCTACCGGCACAAAGGAGAAAATTGCTTTGTCTTTATCTGTTTCCACAAAGAACAAAGCTCCTTCTGATGCTCAGCTAGCGCATCTTAAGAAAATAGCGGCAAAATCTGGCGCAGCAAGGAAAATTGAAACACAAAAGAGAATGCGTGAAGAGCCTACTGAAAATTTATCCAAGGCGCTCATCAAGACCTTGCTGTTTGAGGAACAGTCAGGTAAATGTCTATGGTGTGGATTGTCTGAATGGTTAGGTAAGCCTATTACTCTCGAGCTTGATCACGAGAATGGCGATAATTCAGACAACAGACGAGAAAATATCCGCCTTCTTTGTCCAAATTGTCACTCACAAACGCCAACTTGGAGAAGAGCCAAATCTCATCCAAATTGGAAAGTGGTCTCGCCCGCCGGACTTAAACCGACATCTTAAGCTTAGGAGGCAAACGTACTCTTCAGTTGTACTAGGGCGAGGTAAATGGTGGACCCAGCAGGACTCGAACCTGCATCATCCCACTTGTAAGGAGGGTGGCTCACCTCTCACACCATGGGTCCATAGATGGTGCCCTCACCCGGAGTCGAACCGGGTCCTGCGGATTACGAAACCGCTGTGCCTCCACATTCACTCTGAGGGCGTGTTCTACAAAAATGAGTTGGTGCTGCTAACCAGATTCGAACTGGTGACCTCTTCCTTACCAAGGAAGCGCTCTACCGCTAGAGCTACAGCAGCGTTATTTCTTGGAATCGGCGTCCAGCTTTTCAGCTTTCTTCGCAATGATGTCGCGAACCTTTTGCATCTTGCCAGCGTACTTTTTGTTTTCGCCGTTTGCATTCACAAAATTGTTCGTAGCACCGTACATGGCCTTGACGTATTTCTTACCATTCTTGGTGCGAGTACGCCATAACCAGCTTGCAATTTCTTCAGCTGACCCAGATGCGAATCTTCCTTCAGCGTCTGGCCAATCCGTGTCTTTGAACTTGAAGCGTTCTTCGAAAAGTTCGACAAGCTTCATGAATTACCAGACGATTGGTTGCTTGGTGAGCTTGCGCAAGAGAACGTTGATGCCAGCAATCAAGAACCCTTGAATTTCTGGGCCGACTACGAAGCCGTACTTGCTTTGGACGGTCAATGCGACCGCCATCACCACGTTCACCCAGAAAGTCTTGGACTCATACCACTTTTTGCCGGTCAACTGACCGGTCATTGCTTCGCCAATTGCAGCCGCAACGTTGTCTTTAGCACTCATAGAGCCTCCATTGTGTATGCTCTATTTACCAAAGCAGGTCAATCTTACCGTCCATCACGTCGCTTGTGCGTGCTGATTTCTCGGTTCGATGATCTTTGGTCGTGTTGTCTTGAAACCGATACGTGCGGATCTTATCACCACGCTCACCGGAGCCGACCTGCTCTTTACGCTCAACAGCCAACGCCTCATATGAGGACTTAGCGCTTCCAGCGTTCAAACGCTCTAGGATCGTGCTCTTCGCCTCGTCAAACGAGTTCTCGCGTGAGCGGCACTGTGCAGTCGCGACGATACCAGTTTCTCGGTGCGTGATACGGCAAGAGTTCTGGTGCTTGTTGCGGTGTTGACCACCGGCACCAGTTCCTGAGTACCACTGCACATCAAAATCGCGAGGACTAAAAGTGTACGTCTTGATCGCCTTTGGATCGATGACGGCGACCGTCACCGTAGACGAGTGTACACGCCCTCTGCGTTCGGTTGGAGGAACACGCTGAATGCGATGTCCACCTTGTTCTTTGTTGAGCTCTGAGAGATTCTCGCCTTCCACCTCAATGGAAATCTCACCTTGGCGAGAGTCCAACAGGCGGTGCTTTCAGCCAAGACGGCCGGCGAGCTTGATGTATGCGGAAGCCAAGTCCTTCGAAAAGAGCTTGGAGTCATCTCCACCTTCGGCGGAGCGGATTTCAATGACGCGTTTCATGGCGTGCTCCAGATCAATGGACGAGTGCAACAAGGGCTTCTTGCCCAGACAACCGCGTGATCGTCCAGTCACATAGGTCGTATTCCTTAACACCCCACGCTTCGGCAGTGATCCTGATCAGATCATCATCCTTGACTGTGTCAGGAGCTTGAACGCGGCCGCTCAGCGTGCGGGTAGGTGTCTTGTAAACGAGGTTGTACACGGTGTACTCCTTCAACTCATGGTGTCCATTCTAAGACACCCGACACAGGATGTACATCACCGTTACGATTGTTACAACTTCTGCAAAAAGGTTTCAGTGGCAGGTCACCAAGGATTCGAACCCTGACCAACGCTTTTGGAGAGCGGTATGCTGCCATTACACTAGTGACCTATGGCTATTTACAAATCGAACCGACCGCAACTGGGTTCAAAGCCCAATGCAACGTCCATGTCATACCCCAACTGTCTGTTGGTACCCCCGGTAGGAATCGAACCCACAGTAGCTGGCTTAGAAGACCTGCCTCCGCTCCATCGGCGGGGGTAATTGTTTGGTACGCCCGGAGAATTTCGAAATCTCGACCTGATGGTTAAGAGCCACCTGCTCTGCCTCTGAGCTACGGACGCATGGAATTTGTGGAGCACCGGGCGGGACTCGAACCCGCGAACATCCGTTTTGCAGACGGAGACATTAGACCGCTCTGACACCGGTGCATGATAGGCTCCAACAAAGGGACGCGTGACGGGGGATTCGTAAAAAGCGATAACCGTCGATGCTTCGGTTGGAAAATCTTGGTGGTACTGGCGGGAGTCGAACCCGCGACACACGGCTTATGAGACCGCTGCGTAACCGTTCAGCTTCAGTACCATGAACTGGCTCCCCAGGCTGGGATCGAACCAACGACCAGCTGATTAACAGTCAGCTGCTCTACCTCTGAGCTACTGGGGAATAAGATTTAATTGTAGCGTATTTAGCACTTGCTGCATACGCTACTCAGGATGGTGCCCCACCGCGGATTCGAACCGCGTCCTACGGACTACAAAACCGTTATGCACTCCTAATTCACTCGCGGGGCATTGTTTTAGCGTTTATCAGGGTACTTGGCGTCAAGCACTTCAATCGCGTGATGAGGGCTAACGCCAACGTCGAGCATGTGGATCTTGTCTTGAGCAAACCCATTCTCAGGGGTGATCAGCGATTCCTGTGGGGAGACTCCACCACGGTACTTGCCATCACCTTTCTTGTGCATGAGTTCACCAGTTGCAGGATCTACGCTACCCCACTCAGGAGTGTGGGAGGTAACGATAGGCTCAACGTAGTACGTGCGACCAGTTCGTTGTGAGACAACGATGAAACGACCAGAGTCGTCAGTGTTGGTCAGGAATTTGGTTCGGAAGTTGCTGTCCATCTTGCGCTCCTTCAAGGCCTGCAGCGTTGGCCTCAAGCTGTTTGCGAATGTATCGCATGAAGAGCATTGCACGATCGGACGCCAAGAATGTGGCATCACCAGCATCAGAAACGGGCACAACGAAGTTGAAGCCATCATCAGTTGCATAGTGCAATTCGCCCTTGCGATAGAACTGAAAATGTACCTGCTTGTCACCAGAGACAAGCTCCTTCAACGTGCTCATTTCTAAATCTCCGTGGTGGTTGGAGTTGTTGATGAAGTGGTGGGGCACCAGGGTAACGATCCCTGTTCTACTGGTTAAAAGCCAGTTGCTTCACCTTAAAGCTTGGACCCCGGGAATTTGGTCCGTCGGGAGGGACTCGAACCCTCTGTGTGCTTTCGCATCGGTGGATTAAAAGTCCACTACCCGGCCTGTTAGGTGTCCGACGGATTACGTTGGACGTTTGGCAGACGCATCAAGCGTC